CCTACGGCTGCCGCTATCCTCTACCGCTACGACATCGAGGACGAGGTGGCCCAGCTCTACGTCAAGCGTCGTCAGATAGCCAGCACCACCTACTACGAGATCCAGCCACCACGTAAATAGAGATAGAGTATGCCTACACAGATACGAGAGATCCGTTACCGCGGCTTCTCCACAAGCCCCGACGACTATGCAGTGCCCGACGGGGATCTCGAAGGGGTGTCAGGTCTTGTCCCCGAGGACGAGGCTTTGAAGCCCATTCAGCCACCAGCTGCAATCTTTGACCTACCGAAGGGGAAGACGATCGATCATGTACATGTGACCCCGTCATTTCGCCACTATATCCTTCGAGATCCTGAGACGGGAGAGCTCGCATACACCAAGGATGGGGGGACATTAGTGCCACTCGATAGCGTAGGCAAGGACATCATAGAGATACAGAGCGTCGGTAATACGCTCCTGGTGCTCACCCCTACGGGGATGCACTACTTCCTTTACAAGGACTCCACGAAGGGATACATACACCTGGGTGATCAGATACCATTCCCCAAGTTGTCCTTCGCGCTCAAGACTAAGGAGGTAGTGGTAGAGGAGAACTACGATAGGGGGCAGGACCGCGAGCAGCAGCTGGCGTCGCTACTCAATAGGATGCGCGCCAAGCACTACGACAAGGAGGGTAAGTTCATCTTCCCCTTCTTTATCCGCTATGCTCTCAGACTCTATGATGGCTCTACTACAATGCCGTCGCCTCCCGTGCTGATGATACCGAATACCTGCAATCGGTTCATGTTCAGCGGAGGCAAGATAAAGCTATCGCTATCTGTGAGCGACCTCTCCCACGCACTTGATGACCCCGAGGACTACAAGCGACTGACCAAGTGGGGGGACATAGTTAAGAGTGTAGACTTCTACATCTCGTCACCTATATACACCTGGGACCAGGAGCACCCGCTCACAGGCAACGGCTCTGTGCTTGATCCGCTCGGCCTTATCCTTCGTCCCTTCTCCATATCCCGTGCTTACTCAGGCTTCACCCCTGAGATACGTGGCACGGGGCGTTATCAGCCGTGGATCATCCCTGGCGAGTGGGAGGTGAATATCTTAGACCCGACGGCATGGCACGATAACAAGTGGTACGCCCTCAATAACTCCGAGCGAGTAGATGCTCAGCTGAGGGGTGTCAGTTCATTCTACCTCATCAAGTCTGCCGAGATCAAGCCTGGTGTTATATCGCTAAGCCATGAGCTGGATATGCGCTTCGACAAGGAGGGCTTCCTGGAGAATATCGCCACGTATGAAACGCTCACCGACGACGTGAAGTCTCACCATAAAACCGTGCCGACGAGTGCGTATATCTACAACTCGCGCCTCAATATCACGGGCCTCTCCGAGCAGCTACTCTCACAGAGTGACCGCTGGAGGATATTCCCACACACCACTCCAGTGGCGAGCCATTTCTTGTATATGTTCTTCGTCCTCAAAGCCGACGACGGGGAGGATGTATATATAAGTGCTGGCGTATATTCGAGTGTCGACGTAGACAGGCTACTGACATTCGTCTATTGCCCGGATCATAGAGCCTACAAGATGGTAGCATATAAGCAAGAGGCGGCTGGGGGGACCTGGGTGTACAAGAAGCTGGAGCGAGATCTCTCCAAGCACAGCTTCCTTTCAGGCTCTTATGCTATGGGGGGGCACCTGGCTCCACTCGAAGGGTGGGGGAGTTCGACGGAGCGCGATCTCCGCGCATTCGAGGCTAAGGTGCAAGCAACGTCTAAACGCACCTTCCCGCTACCCAATAAGGTGTACACCTCGGAGGTGAACAACCCGTTTAACTTCCCGACGCGTGGGGTGAATTCGATCGGTACGGGTAAGATCCTCGGGATCAGCGCAGCCACGAAGGCTCTCTCCGCTGGGCAGTTCGGTCAGTTCCCTCTCTATGCCCTATCCACAGATGGGGTATGGGCTCTCGAGGTGGCAAAGGACGGCACATATACCGCCAAGCAGCCCATCTCACGTGACGTGTGTATCAATCCAAAGAGCATAACGCAGATCGACAACGCTGTGCTGTTCACCAGCGAGCGTGGCATCATGATGCTGTCAGGATCGCAGTGCGTGTGTATCTCCGACTCGCTCGACCCTAACCGAAGCACCTCATTGAAGAGTCTGCCAAAGTCCGACGAGCTGTCCAGGGAGGCTGGCATACCCAAGGAGCAGACGGACCACCTACCGCTCAAGGACTTCCTCGCGGAGGCGGAAATGATCTACGACTACCCCCGTCAGCGTCTGTATGCTTACAATCCCAAGACTTCGTACACATACGTCTACTCGCTCAAGAGCAAGCAGTGGAGCACCACGCCTACCGATATTCGCAAGGCGGTGAACTCCTATCCGCAGACGATAGCCGTGACGAAGGACGGGAAGGTAGTGGACTATTCCAAGATCGACCCAACGAAGGGCATTCGAGGGTTGCTGGTCACGCGCCCGTTGAAGCTCGGAGCACCCGACACGATGAAGACCATCCGCTCTGTAATACAGCGTGGGTACTTCCGAAAGGGGCACGTGCGCACAATCCTCTATGGCTCGCGCGACCTCTTCGACTGGCATGTGATCTCATCAAGCGCGGACCACATCCTGCGAGGTATCAGTGGTACTCCTTTCAAGTATTTCAAGGTGGCCTTGCTATGCCAGCTTGACCCCGAGGAAGCAATCTTTGGGTGTACCATTGAGTACCTACCCAAGATGACAGATAAGCCACGATAGAGACCTCTCGGCACATGAAGCGGGGGCAGTTACTGAGAATACCTCGGTAGCTGCCCCCGCTTTTTTT